GCGGAAGTAGCCAAAGCGTCCCTCTCCGTTTTCATGGAGGGATCAAGACACCACTATGCAAAATATAGTGGAGCCTCCTGGCTCGCCTTTGAAAGTTGTAACCCATAAAACCTTCGCTAGAAAGTTCATACAGCACGTACGCCGTATGAACCTTCCTTAAAAGGGAAATTCCGGGTTTGCAACAACAAATCGTTATTGAAAACAGGCGTAGCACAGTCATAGACATAATTAGTACTAATGTCAGACCTCTCGGCTACAGAGAGGTAGTTTAACAGGTTGTCTCCTGCCTATCAATCCCCTCGAGGATTGATACGGTGTTAAATGGCTTTTTGGAGGTAACCTTCCTCGATTTAACAGGTTATACTCCTGGATTTTAACGGGTTTACTCCCGGTGTGCTCTAAGCAGGTGGTATAGGCTCATAGTACACAGGCGGTAAGCCTGTGAAAAAGTAAACCTGAAAATCTTCTCCTGCTGCAACATGGATGTCCATAGTCACACCATTATCTCCAATGTACTCAGTTCTAAAATTCCATGGTGCTGTCGTGAAGACCAGTCCAGTGTAAGATTGTCTCTTTCCTGGCTCAAATCTTCTCTGACTATACCAAGGCACTTCGAACTCCATGTTTGGATTGACGTGTTCTACAGCCATAGCTGCACCATCCATCCCACCAAAATGCTGTAAGAGTGTGTGTTCACCCTTATCGTTTGTTGAATACACTCCAGAATACCGTATTTGCTTGGTTGAGGTATAATTAGGACGTGACAGTACTACGCTGTAACCAAAGTTACTACCACCAGTAGAAAACCGGGCTCTGGTAACAGTGGTTATCTGAGCATTTCTAGCTCCACGTTGCATGAATTTGTAACGAATAGATCCTCTCCATCCTGAAAACGCATTTCTCACCCAGTGCAACATCACTGTATTACAGTAATTGTACGGCACGCTAATAGCAGTTGTATCGACTGCATCTACCACACTACCCCTTAGGTAGGGAAAGTGTGGAAATCGTCCTGCCACAATTGCTTGTGAAGCAGTGGGGCCTATGCAGTTCCACATATTATATCTCTTTAGCAAAGTTCTAAATGACGTGATGGATTCTCCAATATAAACTTTGTTCAAATCGGGGTGATTGACTTCGTTCATACCTACAGTACTCGATTGAGCTTGTTCAGGAGCACTTGGTTCTGTCGTTTCCATAGCATCAGGAATTATCATACCAGACTGCGGTTCCATTGTATCAGTTAGTTCATTTCCTGATCCAGTTGGAGCAAATACGAACTTGTGAATATGATTATCTGGGATGAAAAATTCCGAATCATCACCCATAGATACATATACATTGACCTCAATATCGTTTGTCACTGTACTGTTAGGTGTAGTAAGTTCATTCACAACATATATAGCCACAACTCCATTCCCATCCGCCTTGGATGTGAATTGGTTAGTACCATATAGAGTGGTGACAGAGTCAATACCAGGGTAAGCATGAGAAACTATTGAAAATTCTCGGCCTGGACCAAATTCTACTGTGAAGTCCTGCTCCTCAGATATGTCCACGATTTTCGTGTAATTCGTGTTGTACTCATTAGTAGCTATGAAATTTGGGTCGTAAACTACCTTAATCCTACCTTTGTGATATGCTGAAGCAACTATTTGAAATCTAAATTTCACTGATCCTGTCCAAAATTGAAAAGGTAATGCAGCAAATGCACAAGCTGGGAATAGAAAACCTGTGGGGACTGATTGGGTCTCAGCCCAAAGAACGGGTGAGACACGCGAGTTCCACAAGAGAGTTTCTGGACTCGTTCCAATATTCCAATTGAACGTTGTTAAGTACGATTCTCTTTTGGCTATTTCTCTCAAATTCATAGGATCAGCACCACCTAAACCAGCTATTCGTGGATCAATAGACAATTCCTGTTTATGATCAAGTGTTAGTTTTTGAATTGCTTCAGGCACATTCGTTAGAGCTAGACTCGATACCGCTGTTGGTTTATAAGGTTCTGGTGCTTTTGTCAGCACTGGTTTACAGTAACCAAACATGTTAGCTATTGAACCAACTGTTGAAGCAGCCATGGTTGTTGCCATTGCGAATGGACTTATGTAAGGGATACTCGTGAAATATGATGCAGCTTTGGCAATTGCCGTAGCTGGTCCACTCACGATTCCCTTAGCATTAGCTTCGTCGATTTCTCCAGACTGGGGAGTCAGAGTATCGGGTTCCACTGAAGTCAAGACACTCATTGAAACATCCTCTGCCCAAGCGAACACACTAATGGTTACTGTATCAGTAGCTCCATTTGCATGACGTAACGTGTTGATTGATCTTAAGTACATTCGACCTAGATTATTCCAATCTTTGTCAGGTATATTTAGATAATCTTTGAAGTAAAACATGGGTAAAGTCATCTCACCTCCTTGCGAAGTAGTTGGATCTAAGAAAATCTTCGGTAACTGTGATGTCTCAACCAATGAAACACTTGTTAGTGTCGCATGGCTGGATAAATCATCATATTTATCAAACGGTTGATAAGCCATCATGGCTCTACCATATTGAAATCCATTACCATTGATCACAACTTTAAGTCGCAATTTGCATCTTAAGAGGTTATAATTGGTGATTCTGTTGATAACACGCGGATTCTCCCAAAATAGGGTCCACGGATCAAAATCTGTACCAAGGATGGTTCCAGTTCCCCATTGCGTTTCAAAGATCTTGATAGGTCTCATAAAGAAATTTTCTAATTGAGCATCATCTGTATCTCTCGTCATACGTGTTGGATCGACTGTACTATCTACGCACATCAAATAAGGATCTGTAGCGTCAGCAAACTCAACGTTCTGATGACTACTGACATTACTAACCTTCATGATTTTCTTGTCATTGGATATTCCTGATTGAGGTGCAAAGTGACATGAACAGTACGTGTCTACTAGACCACATTCTGTGCAATAGTTCATCCCGAACCACTGCACTACTTCGTACACTTGCATGTCTCGAAGTGGGGGGGGAGCATTTATATTTACATTACTAGAGCGCTCCCGCACTTTAGTACTTGTTTTTATTTGTTTTGTAGTAAGTGCTATACAATTTTCAACAGCACACTCATACTGTTGATAGGAAAGTTTTAGTGGTTGACAATACCGCAGTAAATACTGCTACATCCACACTAAAAAGCCTTTTATACATAGGGCAGCTTATCTTTTCCCTATTATGTACATATGGTATCCAGAATAGTGTGTAATTTTGCTTATTTCCAAAAAGCAGATTTAAAACTGCTCCCATCATTTTATACAAGGGATTGATGGTGGTCCCAGATTTTATATACAAATAGCAATACGATCTAATCCAGAGGCAAGAATGGCTCTGAAATTGTATTGAACATAGCATATTCTTCATCATATTGGTATTTCCAATTATGAATGACATCATCATACGTAACGTCAAGTTGAGTGCACAAATGATCAATTCCTGTCATTTGAGCAACTTTTATCATGTCAACTCTTCGTTGTTCGTACACATCTCTGCCATGATTACCCCACTCACGTAGGGCTGTATCTATGTTCAGTGCACATGCTAATTCTGGTGTATTTACAGATCTTTTGGATCTCATGTACATATGTAGCATCTTAAAAATGGATTTCTCCGCTAATGCTCCAATATGTACACCCCTTTCAGGGCAGAATTCGCTAGTGCGTTTGAGGAATTCGAATTCCTCGTAGGCCAGGAAATCTTTAAGTTCACTTTCCTTATCTGGCATGGTATAAACTTGACCATACTGGATGAGGAACTCAGAGATTGCCTTAATTGTAAAGTTTTTAACGTCTTTACGTACGCTGCCCCCATTATCATCACCATATGTTGCCACAGCAACACATTTCCTGAATGGTTCCATCTTCTCTGGAGGTCCACAGTCAATGCGTGAAAAATAACAAGCACGCAAGTTCAAACTACCGGCTAAACCATTGATGATCACAGTTAAGGAATTGCCTGATATATGGCCACCTGATGTAAATCCAATTAGATCTCCATTAAAGGCAACTATTGCAAAAGCAATATCTCCTGACATAGCAGTCATCACTTTAATGTCTTCCTCAGAGTAATCACAAACTCTAGCAAAATCAATTAAGACTCTGAGAGCTGCGAGTATGAGTTGCGAAGGCAACTTTTGGTCATATTTAGAATAGTCTCCGCCAATTATGCGGTCTTTTCCAAACTTGAAGACATGTTGGTGAAATTCCTCCCATTCAGGGCCATGGCTGTTAATTCCTACAGCACATTCGGCCTCAAGTGGATTCATCTGTAAAACTCGGATGATGGGTAAGAAATACTTGCGAATTATAAATGTGAGTGAGGTGGGATTTCCGTAATAGACTCTGCATTTAGGTTTCGATAATATCTCATCCTTTAAGCAGGCCTTAATTACAGGGTATCCCCTCTCTCCTCTCTCATAACAACTCTGACATCTCTTGATTTCATCCTGAATTTCAGGGGCTAGTGTTCGGACTAAAGGTTTGTCTGGAGCTTCTTGCGTTTCAGTCACATAGTTTCTCTTGGGTCCAGTAAGTGGAAAACCTATTGCAGTGTTCAACTTTATACCATCCACAAATTTCAATCCTGCAATTCCACACATATTCTCCTGATCTGTTAATGGGCGACTATGTCGCCACATTTCACTTTCAAATATGGGTAGAAGTGTTGATTTGTAATCTGTGGTGCAGAGCATGAGTAAATCATGATCATATGGTTCTGCTGGCAAAGAAATATTTTCCAATGCAGTCTGCCATCCATACCATCGCGG